AAAGAGAACGGAATCGCGTCGTATATAATCCCAGGATCGGCCTGCACTCCCCAATAATCAAGGAGTGCTAGGAATCTTCCGATACTAGTGTGTATGATGTCATCAGCTCTCAGATCAAATCTGAGGTAGGCACAATAGTACAATTCATAACTGTACTTAATTGTCCAGATGCCACCTACACCCTTATAACGCCCAACTTCTACCTCTGTTTCAAGAGGATAGGAATTGCCGAGCGGTATGAGGGAGGGGTCCAAAGCAAGCTCACGAACGTAGCGATACGTTCGGCGCTTACCATGATAGAGCTCACTCAGAACCGCTGACCAGGAGGTCAGCATCTTGAATATGCTCTGTATGTCGGAAATGAGAGGCAGTATTCCAAAAGCCCATACGAGATGTTCGTTGCCAATTATGGCAGCAATTTCTCTTAAGGATTTCTTTCGGAACTGTCGTCCCAATCTGCGCAGTGTTTTCTTATAAGAAATCACATGCTTAAACAGACCGACTAACTCACGGCTCTCCCGAACAAATGTTGGGAGACTAAAACCAGAATCTAAAGGATTTCTAAGCTCTTTCAAGCCTAGATTAGCCCTTAGCTGGCCCTGGCTATTTAGCCAAGCCGCGAGATGAGTAGAGTTGTTCAATGACAACCGTAGATCAGGTGCTAACCCTTGATTAATATAATAATCTCGGATAAATTGCACATTGCTAACATAGCTATAATGGCCATATACAGCAGGCTGATCACGAACTAGGACCCATCCGGAATGACCGCCAAATCCACTCTGAGAGTAGGATTCATGGTCACTCTTTCTGAATCTAAGTCCTCGATCTGAGTCAGTGGTAATAAAAGCGTCGCTTAAAGGCAACGTAATATCACTACCACCAACCTCGTCAGTAATCACCCATAAGTCATCAAACGTTCCTGGTTCACCAATTGCTTGACACCGATAAACGGTTTCGGCAATGATGGGACCATAGACGTCTGAGAACGAGAGACTCTGTTGTTTCGATCGAATACTCATAACAGTCTTCCTA